TCGGTGATTTCCTGATTATCCGGCTTGTCCATATCGTTACCTATATCAATTAAATAAATGTAAAAACAAAATCACATTCGCTTTATTCATAGCCATTATTGCGCATTTTCTGGCTTTGTCAAAAGTTCTTGCAATTTACCCGGTGCGTACCGCTCAACATCTTCCAAGATCTTCAAGCCGATTGCCCGCTTGCCTTCTCGAAAAAATGTTTCGCTGTTACCTGTGAATGACTGTCGATAAATACCGCAATAGCCAATGATCTCACGGATAACCCGTTGACCTTCAGCCGTATTAAGCACCGCGTTATAATCGGAGGTCATTTGCCTGTCGCGTTTCTTTACATCATCGCCGTTCATATGCCAGTCATCCCTTTAACCATGTCACCAAGTGCGTTCCCGCCCTCAGTGTTGGCTTTAGATAATGTTTCTGCCGTTTGCGCCGCCGCCATTTGCTGCTCCATTTGAGCCTGAGCCTGAGCCGCCGCTGCGCGCTGTTGCCGTATTGCCGCAACTTCCTCATCGCTGTTGATTATGGTAGGCGGAATACCAAGCATATCCATGTATTCATCAACGGTCTGGTCTGCATCCAGCTTATCCAGTACATCGGGTCGAATAGATGCAAGCTGCCCAATGAACCCAACCGCTCGATCAATACCTGCTGTTGCTACCATTTTCTGAGCCTGAGCCATAATTGATATATGCTCAACTTTTAGATCAACGCCTTCAAGTTCTGGTGGCGCCGGCGGGATCATGCCCAAGCGATTCATCACGCCAAAATATCGGTCGATAATCGGATCCAGTAACTCATCATTCAGCCGCTCTAGCACTGGCCCAAGCATCAACAACTTTTCTTCATGGCGCTCAGCAACTTCTGTTGCGGTCATATCCTTTTGCGTCATAGCCAGCATGAGGAATAAGTCAGCAAAGAATGCCCGGTTGATCCTGTTTTCCGTGATGGCTATTTCATTGGCAACCGCGTTAATGTCGAAATTCACTTGATAGAGCGGGCCGATAGCCTTGCCATCCAAATCATCAACGTAAGTGATCCCGCCCGGCAATGCGCTTACTTGGTTATTGCGCAATGATGATGGAACCTTTAATGGTGGATTGACTAGCTTATCAATGGCCTGAGCCTTGCGCTTTTCCATCAACTGCAATGCCTTGGTATCGCCAAGCGCAACTACTCCACATCCATAGCCATACACATCTTCACCGATAATATCCCATCGCGGCGCCACCAATGCGCGTTCGGCAAACCCGCTTTTGCGCAAATATTTTTCATCTTGGCATGCCACTTCAAGGTAAATCGACTCATACGGCAAATACTTGGGCAATGGACTGGTAGGATCGTGATCGTCATTAGGTCGGATAACGTGCATCACATCAATCCACGCGCTGCGCTGATTGTTTTTATACATTCCGTACACACTTTGACTTACGTTATCCAGCCCAAACTCGCCAACCAATTGCTCAACGGTCATGCGAAATTCACGGCATACTGTATCAATCACGCCGCGCTTATCGGATGCCAGTGAGTATTGACCAACCGGGAATGTCTTAACTCGGATAATGTCTTTATCATCCTCATAGAGAACCGCTGCGGCCGTTCCAAAACTACCGCAATCGCCATAGATAACCGGCAATGCGTTATACAAATTCGACTTCGCCATGACTGTATACATGCGCTGAGTCACAACATGCAACCATTCGCGCACCGGCCCAAACTCTGCCAATGATGGATCTGGTGTTGTTAATCGGAACCATGGCCGCGCTGGTGAAGTAATGCCGCTGTGCATTCCCGACTTCAGGATCCTTGTGGCTAACATGGCTGTGTTGTTGCTGCTGCGGTTAATTCGCACATCACCGCGGTTAGCATCGGTCATTGTGAACCGCGTTCGCCCGGGCATAATATACTCACCAATATCACGATAAACGCGATCCCAACTGGATCGCTCGCTTTTCAGTGAGTGCAACAACGTCTTGTAAAAATTTGAATCATGGGCCGCTTGTTTCATTTTAGCCACCTAGTAATGTTTTTTGCCCTGCTGGAGCGCCCATTGCGTTACCGGCTAATACAGTGCCTTGCCGACCACCTGCCCGCAACTGCCTACCTGCCCGTTGTTCTGCCAGCGCCGATTGAGTCTGCTGCTGTTTCTTCATGCGATCTTCGTCCAGCTTTTGCTTGCGCATTGCTTCGGCCGCCGCGCTTTCGTTTTTCTTGCGCGCGCTTTTTGATTCCATGTAACCGGCTGCACCAGTCGCCGCGCCAACTCCCGCTGCAATTGCTAATGAAGTCATTGCCATAAATCACCCCTTATCTAATCTTTTGCTGTAAATCTTTTCTATCCATCGGTACCCTAAACGCTCCAGCACCGGCCCAAAATCATTTGCCACCTTTACATGATGATACACTATCTGTACGCCTTCGCTTAATAATTGCTCATCTGCGTATTTAATCAAGCGGATCCCAGCAAACCCCTTGCGATATTCTTTGCGTAAAAATAACACATCTTGCACCGCCTGAAGCGATTGCTGATAGTGCATATTTGGATTAACGATATACGCCGCATAGCCAACCAACTCACCATCAATGCGCGCAACATACGCTCGAAACATACCCATCTTTTCCAGTTTATTATACATCCTGATATTTGGCTGCAATGGAATATCTTGGTTAGCACTGATCTCTTTGAAATGCTCAACCAGTAATGGGAATACTTCTCGCCATAACGTGCTTATTTTTTCTCGCTTAATTTGCATACGGGTCATACTCCGAATCAGCCGTTGTTGATTGTTTTCTCGATACTTGTTTCTTGGTTACCGGGTAAGCAAAAGTAAGCGCCAGCGCATCGGCTCTGTTCGGGCTGCAACCTAGTCGTTTCTTGATTTCTTCCTTTGCCTCTAACACAACCTTGCCATCGGTGCGCACTCTAAATTCTGGCATAACCAACTCATCGGCTAATTGCTGATCGTCAATTGAACCGCCGTCTTTAAGCCATGACTTGACTGAGTTATACATTTCACCGCGCTTGTTGAGCATTTGCGGATCCGTTGACTTGCCACCAAACGGAACCAGCCGCCAATTGCGGCCCCATGATTTACCAACTGAATAAATGCCGGTGCCATAACCAAAATCAATATGAACCGCATCGGCATTTAGGTTATCTTCAAACTGAGCAATCAGCTTAGCCATGACCAGATCATCGTCTGTACGTTCGTATTTACCAAGCATGCGGCTGTTTAACCCCTGCCTCATGTAAATAACAAAATCGTCCTCACCGGTATAGGCCGGGTCAACGCCGATAATAACCGGGGCATGCGCAACCTGCCGCTCAGTTAACTGAACCCGCATTGCCGCATCAACTAGATCTTGATTGATAAACTGCAAGCTGCCGGCCGATGGAAATACGCCCTTTACCCGCACCTTGAAAAAGTCACTATCCTCGCCGTAGTCATTGCGCCATTCTTCAATCTTTTCCTTGTTGGTCATCCGCGCCGTTCGCGAATCAACGTGACGTACACTCCAGCGATGGCGAAACTTTCTGAAGCACTCACGAAACCTTCCGCTGTTCCGGGTAGGATTTCCAAAACAAAAAAAGAATGGCTCACCATCCGTTAATCCACCCTCAGCAACTTCCCATATAAGATCGGGTACCGCTGAGGCTTCATCAAATAGATACCATGGCGTACTGTTTGCCGCATGTAATCCAGCAAATGATTCTGAGTTTTCTTCCCGGCAAACCTGAGCATCAACGCGCCATGTTTCTTTGTGGGCCGGATGATAGATATTCATATTGCCCTTGCCGTTGTTGTACTCGAACCAGTGTCCGAATATGCACAACTTTTTCCACTTGGCTAATTCGCCCCATGTTTTTGTGCGCAACTGGTCACTGGTGTTAGCTGTTACCACGCCCTTACTAAATGGACGGGTACCCATGATGATAAGAATAATCCAGCTTGCCATTGCCGACTTACCGATACCATGGCCTGAAGCCGTTGCATCCTGATATGCGGAAACCGGGTCAACGCCATTAAAATTATTCTTCTTGATAGCATCGCCCCATCGAATAAGAAAATCGCGCTGCCATTCATCCGGGCCATCATAATGCTCTAATGGTGTTCCCGGCTCACCCCATGGAAACATATACATAACGAGCCCTAGCGGGTCATCCCAAAAACTACCTACGTCTGCGGCTAATTCAACATCAGGATCAGTCTTTGCGTCCACTTCGCTTCCTCGCTGCCATGATTGCCTCAATCGTCTTATCGGTTACATCGTGCTGCACCACCTCTTTGAATGCCTGTATGTCCGTATGCTTGCCTAGCAACTCCAATGCCTTCAGTGTACTGGTGCGCTTGATCTTCGTGACCTGAGCCGGATGGTCATCGCCAAGTATGGTATTTATTTCTAATCCATCTATCGCCGCGGCATGATCATCGGGCCACTGGTCAACTGGTAATAGGTTACCGTTGTTGTCCAGCAACTTCCGTAAATCTGCTGTTGCATGCAAGTACAATTGCTGGCGCACCCATGCTGCATTGACAATAGTTTGCTGCTCGATTTTTTCGTTGTGTTCCAGCAAAAGTGCTTTTACTTTAGGATCTTTTAATAACCTGCACCCGGTAACGTGCGCGCTGTTTGCGCTGTATCCCGCTTTAATAGCGGCCCGGGTAGCATTACGGTCAACCAAATACTCCATAGCAAATATGCGCTTTTTGTCTGTGATCTTAGTGTTTTTTGATTGCTTTTTAGCACTCATGTTTATCAACCCTCGCTAATACTTAACCATTATTGCGCTCAATTGCTAAACCCGCAAATAAAAAACCCGGCACTGAGGCCGGGTCTTGATTCATTGCTGTTACTTTTTCTTGCCGCCACCGCGGCCTTTCTTGCCGTATCCCATGGTATTGCTCCTGCGCTGTTGAGCCTACTTGAGATTACAGGTTAAACCATG